CCCCGCATCCTGGCCACCTAATCCCCGCATCCTGGCCGGTTTTACTGCGACGCGGTCCGCGGTCCTAGGCATCCGGTCCGCGGTCCTAGGCATCCGGTCCGCGCCCGGCGGGCCCTAGTTTTTCGCCCGGGTCCCCCGGCTATCGGGTCAGATTCTACGGCTCTCGGTCCAGGATCGATCGCTCGCCCAGAGCAGGCCCGGGTCACCGGCTCGAGTGCAGGGGCCATGTTTCTCTCGAATATTCATCAGGAAAAACGAATGAACGTTAACTGTCTTATATTTGTGCAAAAAATCGCATATAATCAGTCCCGTGAGCCGTGTGCCGCAATCCGATATTCGTCAATAAAGACCAAGGGGCCCCTATGAATTCAGCCAGTAATCCTGAGCTAGCAGAAAAGAAGCTTAAGCTTGAGTTACGACTCGCGCAGCTTGATAAAAACGAGGCATGCCAAAATAATTTTTTAAATTTTGTAAAAGTTATGTGGCCAGAGTTCATTGCCGGTCGACATCACAAGATCATCGCGGACAAGCTAGAACGGGTCGCAAGCGGTGAGCTAAAGAGACTTATCATTAACATGGCCCCACGGCACACGAAGAGCGAGTTCGCATCTTTCTTGTTTCCGGCGTGGATGATGGGCAAGAATCCGGCTATGAAGATCATTCAAGCGACGCACACGACGGAGCTCGCGGTAAACTTTGGTCGTAAAACGAAGAACTTGTTAGATACTGACGTGTATCGAGACGTGTTCCCGGACGTCAAGCTGGCTGCGGACAGCAAGGCCTCAGGGCGGTGGGACACGAGCGCCGGGGGAATGTACTATGCCGTGGGCGTAGGTTCTAACCTCGCGGGCCGTGGTGGCGACTTAATCATTATTGATGACCCGCACTCGGAGCAAACGGCCATGTCGGCGGCAGGCTTTGATGACGCATGGGACTGGTATACCGGTGGCCCTCGTCAGCGGTTACAGCCTGGCGGTTCGATTGTATTGGTCCAGACACGCTGGTCTGAGAAGGATATGACGGGTCAATTGATGCGGTCTATGGCTAAAGATCCGTTAGCCGATCAGTGGGAAGTTGTCGAGCTGCCGGCCATCTTTGATGACGGCACGCCATGCTGGCCTGAGTATTGGAGCCTTGAGGATCTGATCTCGGTCCGCGCATCTATCCCTCAGAGCAAGTGGAATGCGCAGTATCAGCAGAACCCCACGGGCGAAGAGAACGCCATCATTAAGCGTGAGTGGTGGAAGTTGTGGGAAAAAGACAGGGTCCCCCAGCTCGAATTCGTCATCCAGAGTTACGATACAGCGTTTTCTAAGAAAGAGACGGCGGATTATTCGGCGATTACGACATGGGGGGTATTTTATCCAAATGAAGGTGGTAGCGGTCCAAACTTAATTTTGCTGGACAGTAAGAAGGGTCGTTGGGACTTCCCGGAACTGAAGCAAGTTGCGTTAGAATTGTACGGATTCTGGGAACCTGATACAGTTATTATCGAGGCTAAAGCCAGCGGAACGCCCCTTACGCAGGAATTGCGTGCCATGGGCATACCTGTGGTAAACTTTACCCCTAGTCGCGGCAACGACAAAGTGTCTCGATTGCACAGCGTGTCGCCTCTGTTTGAAGCCGGAATGGTCTGGGTCCCTGATGAGACGTGGGCAGATGAGCTAGTAGAAGAAGTGGCCGCATTCCCTAACGGCGAGTTTGATGACTTGGTCGATAGTATGACGCAGGCCTTAATGCGCTACAGGCAGGGCAATTTCGTGCGCCTCCCCACGGATGACTGGGAAGATGACGAAAACAGTGCTAAAGTACGCGTTTATTATTAACTTTTGACTGGAAGGACTGCGCATGAACGAAAACAGGGTGAACCTTGGCGCAGGGGGCCATGTCTCGTATTACAAAAACGGCGGCGCGACGGTAAGTTTAGACGTTCCGACGGATGATATGCAAGATTTTTATCAGGAGCCTGAGTATGAAGAGCAGGGTGTTGGCGCGTTTGTGGCGGATAGGCTTTGGTCAGATGCGCCAGAAGGGGCAATTGATATGGCGGACGGTGATGTCATCGACGCTGTACGACGGTCTGGTCGACCTAATGAATCTATGCGCGAGACTCTGTACCCCGATGGCGAATCTTTTTTCGAACAGCTTGCGTCGGATTACAATTACCCTACTGAAGCTATGCCTGACGGCACTGGTGGCATTAACCTTGCTGGCGGTAAAACTCGCTTTACACGCCCACGCGACGATATGCCAACTCCGCAAGAGCTAGAAGATACGCGAGCACATATGCTAGGCTCGGCCCTTACGGCCAGTGGGTATGGACCAAAAACCGCCAAACGTGTAGGCATGGTCCACGAAGGATTCTTCGGTAACCGGTTGCACAAGGCAATGGATCTGCGCAACAACGCTATCGGTATAGACCTATTTAAGAAAGCTGGCATCAACGCCACGCCCGCACAAATAACCGAGGCGGTAGACAACCGCATCTTCGAGCAGTTAAATGTCATCTTAGGCAGAAAGCCGGAAGAGCAAGATACTCCCTCGGATAAGCCCCGATGGCGTAAAAATTTCAGAAGTCCGGAAACCGGTCCCGATGTATACTACCCTCGTGACAACTCCGGCTATTTCATACCAGATGATTATTATTAGGAGCTAGAATGGCAAACGGCAAAACAAATGCGGGGATGATGGATCGAAACGTCCCCTCACAGCTAAACGTAGACGACATGGCAGCCGAGCTTGAACTAGAGCTACCTGATTCTCAGAACGACGTAATGGCCATGCTTAGCGTGGAAGGTGTCGAAGGTATTGAGATTACGCCCGAAGAAGACGGCGGCGTCACCATTGATTTTGACCCTAGCGAGCAACGCGCCCTAGACCAGGCCTTTGACGCAAACCTTGCCGAAGAAATCCCGGACCGTGAGCTACAACGCATTTCCTCTGAGCTGTTGGAAGAGTTCGACGCCAACAAAGCCAGTCGACAAGATTGGGAAGAAGCGTACTCCAGCGGCTTAGAGCTACTGGGCTTTAACTACGAAGAGCGCACACAGCCTTTTCGCGGAGCCTCCGGTGTGACTCACCCGCTGTTAGCGGAAGCTGCCACACAGTTTCAAGCGCAAGCCTTTAATGAGCTGTTGCCGCCATCGGGCCCCGTGCGTACCGTAGTTATGGGCGCCTCCACGTCCGCCAAGGTCCAGCAAGCTCAGCGCGTCAAACAGTTTATGAACTACTACATCACTAACGAGATGGAAGAATACACCCCTGACATGGACCAGATGTTGTTCTTCTTGCCGTTGGCGGGTTCTACCTTTAAGAAAACATATTACGATGAGACGTTGGGCCGTGCTGTATCCAGGTTCGTCCCTGCGGAGAACCTTGTGGTCCCGTATGAGACGGCCGACCTTGAGACGTGCCCTAACATCACCCAAGTTGTGCGGATGTCGCTAAACGATCTGCGGAAACGTCAGGTTGCGGAAGTGTACTTAGATGTAGAGGTAATACCCTCTCAAAAGGAAATGTCCTCTTTAGACGGCGCGTTTAGTCGAATAGACGGTCAAGATTCAAATCAGATCGATTATGACTGTACTATTTTAGAGTGCCACGTCGACCTTGATCTGGAAGGCTACGAAGACCTCGACGAAGAAGGTGATTACACGGGAATTAAAATCCCATATATTGTCACCATATCCGAAGACAACGGCCAGGTATTGTCGATTCGTCGCAACTATCGTGAAGACGATGAGCGCCGCAAAAAAATATCATATTTTACACACTACAAGTTTTTGCCCGGCTTTGGCTTCTATGGCCTCGGCTTGATCCACACCATTGGCGGTCTGTCTCGTACAGCCACCTCGGCCCTTCGACAACTGATCGATGCCGGCACACTGTCTAACCTTCCGGCTGGTTTCAAGGCTCGCGGCCTACGGATCAGGGATGACGACGAACCACTACAGCCTGGTGAATTCCGTGATGTAGACGCTCCGGGTGGCGCTATCCGCGACAGCCTGATGCCGTTGCCGTTCAAAGGTCCAGATCAAACATTGTTCCAGCTATTGGGCTTTGTCGTCGATGCCGCACAACGTTTTGCTACTATCACGGACCTTAAGGTCGGCGACGGTAATCAGCAAGCGGCTGTCGGAACGACGATGGCAATGATGGAGCAAGGTGCGCGAGTTATGAGTGCTGTCCACAAGCGGCTGCACTATGCCATGCGCCAGGAATTTAAGATCCTGTCCCGCGTAATGTCGGAGAGCTTACCGCAGGAGTACCCTTATTCTGTACCGGGCGGCGACGAAACCATCATGCAGTCCGACTTTGATGGCCGAGTAGACGTCATCCCTGTCAGCAACCCTAACGTATTCAGTCAAGCTCAGCGAATCATGCTAGCGCAGACCAAAATGCAGCTCGCGGCCCAAGCACCGGAGATTCACAACATTCACGAAGTATATCGTGACATGTACGAGGCTCTAGGTGTTACAGACATTGAGCGCATAATGAAAGCTGTGCCGGCGGAAGAAGCCGAGCCTATTGACCCTGCGCAAGAGAACATTAACGCTTTGGACGTGTTGCCGTTAAAGGCCTTTGAAGGTCAAGACCATCAAGCCCACATCAAAGCGCATTTAATTTTTGGCACGTCCGGATCGGTAGGCAGTATGCCCGCCGTTGCCATGCTGGTTCAAAAGCATGTCATGGAGCACGTCCAGGTGGAAGCACGCGAGAAAGCGGCCGTAACCTACCTGCAACAAGTCCAACAGACGGGCGGTCAACCTGCGGATGAGCAACAGATGCTTGAGATAGAGCGCTTAACCGCGCAAATGATTGCGGAAGGACTGCAAGCTGTCAAACAAATGTCTGGTGAACTGGCGGGCGGTGGCGGCGGACCTGATCCGTTAATCGCACTGAAAGAGAAAGAACTTGAGATAAAAGCTCAGTCTGATGCGGCCGATAATCAAATCGACCAAGCTAAGCTGGATCTGGACGCGCAGAACCAAGCAACGCGTGCAGAACAATTTGGTAAGCGCCTGTCTTCACAAGAGCAACAGACGCAAGCCCGCATTCAAGCTGCTATGCAGCGTGAAATTCTTAAACAACAAGGTAATTGAGGGAATACTTATGAAAAACCGTAAAATCAAAACCGAAGGTTCTGCTCCTTCTAAAACACCAAAAGCCGTTCCATACGCAGACATCAAGGGACAAGGTCGCATTCCTTACGGCGAAACTGCCCCTGCCCCGATGGCCGAGTACACCCCTAGTCGGAAGAAGACTCGCGGCACAGGCGCTGCAACTCAGGGCCTTATGTACTGGAGCTGTTAGGCTTATGGCTTTTAGACTGTCAAAACGCAGCCTAGGCAATTTAGACGGGGTTCACCCTGATCTTGTTGCCGTGGTTAAGCGGGCTATTGAATTGACTGCGATAGACTTCGGTTGTATTGCAGGCACTCGAACTCTGGAAGAACAGGAAGAACATGTTCTTGCAGGGCGGTCTCAGACCATGAATTCTATGCACTTACCTCAGGAAGACGGCTATTCTCACGCCGTGGACCTGATGGCTTATGTGGGTAGTGCGGGAGTCTGGGAACTTAACTTGTATGACGACATTGCCGACGCTATGAAGAAAGCTGCCAAGGAATTGGGCGTAGCTGTTAAATGGGGCGCCGCGTGGTCCGAAGGAGATTTACGGACCTACAAAGGGACTTCGGCTGATGCAATGAACGCTTACATAGATATACGACGGTCGCAGGGACGTCGACCTTTTATAGATGCTCCACATTTCGAGAAAATCGCATAATCGCATAGTTTGTCCTAGCCCTTCGTATATAAGTTGTGATAGGATTATATCGGACATTGTTTGATTATATGCGAGAAGTAAATGGACGAACTTTATGTTGCAGAGTCAGTTTTTCGGATTCTGAGAGAACGACGCCAAGGTGTGACAGACCTAATGATATTTGGGAATGTCAAATCTATGGAACAATATCGTGAGCTTATGGGAAACCTAGAAAGCCTTAATCACGTGGAACAGGAATTAAAACGCCTGCTAGATAAACAGGAACAATCTATATGACCGCATCACCCGAAATACCCCGCTTTAAGGAGCCCGAGAAGAAAAGCTCTAGCTCTAGTCGAGACCGAGAATTGTCTCTTGCTGCCTCCGCAGCAAAGCTCCAGGCCCCCGTTGAAGAAGAAGTTGCTAGGCCCACTGTCGATCCTGTGACCGGTGCGGATAACTTAGCTGCGGCTTACGCGGAAAAGCCTCGCCTTAACCCGGATTCTATTGGAAAGACTCTTTTGGACAGAATGCCTAACCCTACGGGCTGGCGCATCTTGATCCTCCCTTATCGTGGTAAAGAGAAGACCACGGGCGGAATCTTCATCCCGACTGAGACCAGCGAGAAGAACCACATCTCCACTCAAGTTGGTTATGTCCTTAAAGTAGGCCCTTTGGCGTACAAAGATACCACTAAATTCCCTTCCGGCGCATGGTGCGAAGAGAAGCAATGGGTAATATTTGCCCGTTATGCAGGCTCTCGCTTTCAAATAGATGGCGGAGAAGTTCGGATTCTTAACGATGACGAAGTTCTTTCAACCATTCTGGACCCCGAAGACATCCATCAACTAAACTAAGGAGAGCACTATGTCAGATGATGACAATTCAATTGAACTAGATGTAAGTGAAGCTTCGGAAGTAGAGATAGACGTTGTCGGCGAGTCCGATAATAACGAAAGCTCTGACGACCAGTTTTCCAAAGCAGAAACGTCCACGCAAAAGCGTATTAGCCGTCTTACTAAGAAGATGCGTGAAGCAGAGAGGCGTGAGCAAGAAGCGGTTAACTACGCCCAAGCTGTTCAGGGTGAGTCTCAAGCCCTTAAAGCACGGATGAATAAGCTGGATACCAGCTATGTAACGGAATACACCAACCGCGTAAACACTCAGATTTCCCAGGCCGAAGCAAATTTAGCCCGTGCAATTGACATGGGTGACAGCAAAGCTACCGTGGAGGCTCAACGAGCACTCACCAGTTTGGCTATCCAGCAGGATCGTGCCAATCAAGCTAAAGCGCAATCTGATCGATCTCAACAGCAAGCCTCTGCCGCACAGCAGCAGGCGGCCGCAGCCCAGCAATACCAGGCTCGTCAGCCGATGCCGGCTCAACAGCCTAAGCGTCCTGACCCTAAGGCAGAGCAATGGGCGTCTCGAAATGAATGGTTTGGTTCGGACGAAGCGATGACGTATGCCGCCTTTGGCATACATAAAAAGCTTGTAGAAGACGAAGGATTTGACCCACAGGGCGAAGACTACTATACTGAGCTAGATCGACGAATCTCCGATAAATTTGGGGGCGTCGCAAAAAACGTCGAAAGACGACCCGCTCAGACGGTGATTGGAGCTTCAAGAGCCCCATCTGCGCGCAGTAGTAGAAAGGTCCGTCTCACCCCGAGCCAAGTCGCAATTGCGAAAAAATTGGGTGTGCCGCTTGAAGAATATGCGAAATACGTGAAGGAGTAACAAGGTATGACTGAACGAAAAAATGCTATTGATGGTTCGGCTATCAACCGTGCTTCCCGCGCTAACCAAACTCGGGACAAACAGGCTGTACGTAAGCCGTGGGCCCCACCGTCTATGCTAGATGCACCACCTGCCCCTGACGGCTTTAAACATCGTTGGATTCGCGCCGAAACGCGTGGCTTTGACGACACGAAGAATGTCAGCGCAAAATTACGGGAAGGTTGGGAGTTGGTCCGAAAGGACGAGTACCCTGACTTTGAATCCCCTACAGTTGAAACAGGTAAGTACCAAGGTGTGTTTGGAGTTGGCGGATTGCTTCTCGCTCGAATTCCAGATGAGACCATTGCCGAGCGGACACACTACTTCAATAGTCGTAGTAAGGACCAAATGGACGCAGTGGATCACGATATGATGAGAGAGAATGCACATTCATCGATGACGATCAGTCGACCTGACCGTCAATCTCGTGTAACTTTTGGCGGCCCTCAAAAATGATATGGGCTGCCCCCTTAGGAGAAAACTAAGATGGCAAATCAAAATACTGCCTATGGTCTTCGACCTATCGGGATAGTTGGCAGCGGCGTTAACTCTACTGGTGTAACCCAGTATGAGATCGCTTCCAACAACACCAATGCTATTTACCAGTTTTCAATCTGTGTACCCACTTCAGCGGGCACTATTGATCAAGCTGGTGATACGGCGGGCGGCACTGTGCCCGCCCTTGGTGTCCTGATGGGCGTTGAATATGTCGATTCGGTTTCTAAGAAACCAATCTGGATCAGTTATTGGCCCGGTTCGGGTTCTGTAAGCGTAGACACTAACCACCCGGTTAAAGCCTTCGTTGCCGACAACCCTAATCAGTTGTTTAAAGTTTCGTCCGACGCAACTTTGACTGACCGTGCTACGGCACAAGCCGCCGTGTTCGCCAATGCTTCGCTGGGTACTTCAGCTCGCGCTGGCTCTACCGTAGGTAACTCAACCGCTTCATTGGGTGTATCCACCATTGCTACTACGGCTACTCTGCCGTTGCGCATTGTTGGCATTCAGGACGACGCAGGTAACACCGACTTCGCAGCCGCTGGTATCCCGCTTATCGTTCGTTTGAACGCTCACCATAATGCAACTAGCGCACGGTTTGATTCTCAAACTACTGCGACAACAACTGGCATATAAGGAGGTCTACTAAATGGCTATTTCTCGCGCACAATTAGCGAAAGAGCTTGAACCCGGCCTTAATGCCTTGTTCGGCCTAGAATACAACCGTTACGAGAACGAGCATTCTGAAATCTTTGATGAAGAGTCTTCGGACCGAGCATTTGAAGAAGAAGTAATGCTTGGTGGTTTTTCTACTGCACCTGTTAAAAATGAAGGCCAGTCCATCAGTTTTGACGACGCTCAAGAAACTTACACCGCTCGTTACACTCACGAAACAATCGCGTTGGCCTTCTCCATCACTGAAGAAGCCGTGGAAGACAATCTTTACGATCGTCTTGCTTCGCGTTACACCAAGGCTCTGGCCCGCTCTATGGCCCAGACTAAGCAGATCAAAGCAGCGTCTATCCTGAACAATGCGTTCTCGACTGGCACTAATGCGATCGGCGATGGCGCTGCCTTGTGTTCAGCCGCCCACCCATCACTTTCTGGCAATCAAACAAACGTCTTGGCAGTTGCTGCCGACCTCAACGAAACTTCGTTGGAACAGATGTTAATTGATATTGCTGGTTTGACCGATGAGCGTGGCTTGAAGATTGCTGTTCGCGGCATGAAGCTCATTATCCCTAAAGAGCTTCAATTCATCGCAGAGCGAGTTATCAACTCGAACCTGCGCTCTGGTACTGCGGACAACGACAACAATGCAATGAAGTCTATGGGAATGCTTCCTGACGGCGCAGTGGTAAACCACTTCTTGACCGACAC